AGGCACTCCCCTGTCAAAAGCACCTGAAATTAGGTAGTTTAAGGCGTAATTTCCGGTGGAAATCCAGTCTGTAGGGTCGTTAAATCCAATGCTAACGCCTTCAATGCTCTTAGTTATGCTTTTACGAAATTTACTTAAATCAAAAGGTTTCGCCATTATTTGATTCCTTTGGGATATTCTCGAGGTTGGACTACGATTTCGGTCCTACCAATGGCCTGTAGCCAAGTATTCAATCTGTGTATGATGGTGCTATCATCGCGTGGGTTATCAAAGTTTATATTACAGTCCATGACCGTATCTCCGGTACCGTCTTCGCGGCTATTAAAACTCAAGGTGAAGTTCTCATTAATCTTAACAGATTTTGCCATATTATACTCCTAGTAGATGGGCGGACAAGGGTCGCCCCTTGTCCTGTTAGTGCTTACTATTTCTGACGATTACGAATCATCGCCAAAATGTCTTCTGCTCTTTGGCTAGAAGTTTTAGCTGTTGTGTCAGGAGTCTTTACTGGGGCAGTGGGTGCCAGGTCCTCATCCTCAACAACATCATCCTCTACTGAGGCGCGGGCTGGGGTAGCTGGAGCTGAAGGTGCGGACTCAGTAACAGCTGGTGTGCCAGTATCTAATCCCGGAGGTTTGTAATACTGACCCCACCGTTGTGCATCATATTCCTGACCATCAACACTGGCCTCAAACATTTCTTTGATAACCTTAAGTTCGACCTCACCGGGCTTCTTTGGTAAAAACTCGCTGAGATTAAACAATCCATATTTCTCGATAGCTTCAATGTCTGCGGCTGCTAGCGCCGTCTCCCGACGGGCCCATTTACTAGTGCTGTAATCAGCATAACCACCTTTGCTGGTTTTTGTGATAGTAAAGTCCAGACCATTCTCATAATCAGTGGGAAGATTCTCAAGCTCAGGATCCATCAATGAACCTTTGATAAGGTTAAAGATCTGCGGGCTAATAATAAACCTGCGAATAGGATTTTCAGGCGTCCTGTCTTCTTTTAGCGGATTCTCACGCACGAAACCTTGAAACAAATAAGACTTTTTCTTCCAATATTTACGACCCATATCCTCTAACGCTGCATCCTTGAACCAAGTACGAACTTCGGCTAGGATTGGGCAGGGAGTGTCCTTACCATACATCTCCATGCAAGGTACTTGAACTATGACAGGACGGCTATCTGCTTGTCCCTTGACGCCAGAAAAAGGTAATTTAATCATTGCTCGCTCAACCCAAAAGAAAGTATTTTTAGAGTCGGCGTCAGGAAGAAATCTGACTTTGGCGCTGGTACCTTCTTCGATGTTCCAGTGTGGGTAAATTCCACCGTCGCCATTTGTACTTGAACCGGTTGAGCCACGATTCTCGGCTGCTGCAAGTTTTGCACGAATTTCTGCTAATGTAGTTGCCATAATGAATTTTCCTTATAATTAAGATGGTCTCAAAAAGTGCCTAGATATACTATGCACTTGGCACAGTATAACATTTTTATTTAGTCAGTCAAGACAAAAGGTAAAATATAGTTTTTATTTTTTGAGTAAACCAGCTAGGCGTTTTAAATTTTCAAAAGCCTGTGTATAATCTTCGGTTCGTGTCGAATTATTATTTGGCTGCGATTCTGGTTCCGATATTTGATCTGGTATTGATCCTGTGTACTCTGGATAGTTTTCCCTGAACCAGCTGTCAATTTCAGACCTTACATCGGCATCTTGTCCTTGAACTTGTGCAGTTTGACTGATAAGATCATTCAGTTCATCATTGTCAATAATGTTACCAATGGCTGCTACTGCATCAATACCATTGTGCCCAGCGCGAATGGGTTTGGACATGAGTTTAGCCAATTCCGAAAAATCAACTGATTCAGGCGCCTCATTTACTGTTTCTGTCCAATTTTCAAATTCGTCTAAATATCGCTGTTCACCAACTTCGCGTGTTTGATATGCTCTATATACATAAGGTAAAGCCGCCGTTAATCTGTCATCAAACATTTTTTTGACAAATCTTTCTTTTAATTGGTCAATATCAATTTCAGCCACGGGCCCAGAATCGGGTACAAAATTTTCTGCAAACTCTTGATACCCACGAGTTCTAGTTAATTTTTGTAAGCCTTGTCTTAGCAATTGGTAGCGTTCAATAGCACTCTCTACCATTCCGGTAGTGACTGCATCTTCGAATTGCCTATGACGAGTATTTCTTACGAAAAAACTGAGATTTCCCATTTCCTCGGCCATTTCTTGAATGTGTTGTCCGGCTTCATCATAGATCTTGCCACCATGAGCAAGATGCTGTGCCATGGCCCTACCTAAACTCAGCCTGTTATACGGCATGCGAAACCGTTCACCTTGATCAGTCTCAACAAACATACTTTCTATTTTACGACTTCGACTTCCTGGACGCTCGCTATCAATAGCTTCGGTATGCCTAACAATTAACCTAGTAGTCCCAAATTCTTGGATACTGGTCCTAGTTGTTCCCGACCACTGTATGCTTTCATTTACAGGTGCTGCATGACTTTTAAATGCGCTCTGGCTTTTAGCAGTTTGTTTTATGTCTCGTTTAGAAAGATTGCTACGAGCGATATCTCGTACATCAAAACTCAACATGTTTCGTTTAGCGAAATTTCGCAGGCTTCTTAATAACTGCTGCCACTCATCTTCGTGTGCCGAATCTAAATTCATATCTTTATTAAATATGATTTTTAGATTATTATCCTCAATAATGTTTACAGTGACTTCACCGTGATTGGTGCCATCTGTGGTAATAAAATCAAAGTTAAAAAATCTAGCCGAATCGGGATCATCGGTGACCTTACCGGACTCATCTGCAATAGTGACCTTTTCAAATCGGCTGCGAATTTTATTAAAAAGCTCTTCGGCAATGTGTTCAATATTGTTCATAATACTATATTTAGCTGACCATGATAAAAGGCATTGGCTCGATAAATTCATCAAATTTATCTCTCATCTTGCTGTCAATCTCTGAGTCGAAACTTTGAAGCATTTGCGTGATTCGAATCACCAACAACATACTAAGCACTAGATCGTCAGTTTCTCCGATTTTAGCAGCAAAACTCCCACCACTGGCCACAAAGTTTTTCAACTCACTTATTAAATTTTTACTGTTGATAACAAGTTTTTTACTCTCAACCATGGTTTTAAATTTCGCACAGGCTGATATTTTACTTTTATTGGTTGTAGTAAATCCTTTTCTATACCTACGCCCGGTTCCAGGTTTAGCAGGCTCACTGGCAAAAATTCCTCTTATATTTTCTTCACCTAATTCATCTATGGTAATTAGAGCAGCTTCACCGATCGTGTTATTTTCAACACTATAATATATACTATTTTCACTACCAATAGTTTCATAGATATAATTACAAATTTCTTTTAATACTGTGATTTGACCAGGAACAGGAGTCCGATTATGCTGCCATTCGGCTACTTGAATACAACCGGGCAATTCTAATACTTGTATAGCAGCAGGATCTCCACCAGTGCCTAGACTAGGATCTAACCCTACCACATATGTATTACCACGCCGAGGTTTATTATACCATCTTATCTGCCCTTGTCGTTCAATTGGATCTTGTCCTTCCATGTCTACTAGAAATACCGGGCTGATCAGTGTTTCTTCGTCTCTTATGAATTCACATCCAATTTCTCGCCTGAATCTTTCTACGCCTAATTGTGCTCGTTGTTCATCGGCCCATTTTTCATCACGATCCGGGTGTTCATTCCAATGAGCCTGATACGCTTTAAAACCATTTACACCAAGTTGTGTCGTATTACCATATTCGTCTATACACTTATTGGCACCTTTCCAAAGCTCGGCAAATTTGTCTTCATCTGAGTTTGGTGTTGATGTAATAATAGCTTTACCACCAGTGCTCAATGTCGGTGATATTGATGTCCAAAATTCTTTAGCAATAGTTGGTCTCACATAGGCAAACTCATCTGCATATAGTAAAGATATTGACATACCTCGACCAGTTGTTTCAGTTGTGGTTTGTGCTACTATCCGGGATCCATTATCAAACTCTAAACTACCCTTATTATAGCTAGTGACCCCAGCTCTAATATGATCTGGAACACTTTCATATGCATAACGCACACGCTGCATGATTTCTTGTGCTCCTGTATACTTGTGTGCAGCTACTAACACTGTGGCATCTGGAGTAAACATAGCATACCATAACAAATAACCAGATGCACTTGTGGTTTTGCCAGTTTGGCGAGGCATCAGACTGATACTAAATCTATAGTTGTGATAAGTGTGTATTAATCTTTTTTGGTACTCATAAGGTTTGTACAACATTCGGCCTTGAACCGGATGCTGTATATAGAAAAAATTACTCATGAAGTACTCCGGTCCCGTTACAGGATCAGCGCAAGCCATAAATTCTCGAACCTGTTGTTCGGAAAAGGTTTCAATTGAGTGAGGTTTCTTTATTAATGAATAGTCTAAAGGTTTACTCATAGTAATACTTAGTTAAACGCTTTAGTCTTTGATGGGTTTTTCAGATGTCAAATATGGTCTGCTGAACCATAATCGGAACCACTCTGGGGTTCCAGGTTTGATATTGTGCTGTTTCATTAAATTGACTTTTTCCATAGCAGTATGGCTTATGTTAGTCATATTCTCAGGCAAAGGCTGATTGCGTGGAGCTATTCCTGCAAGTTGTTGCAAATTGTGTAAATCATCGTCGCTTAAAAAAGCATCAGGGACTGACTCTTCTGGAATCAAGTCCCTGCTACGGAAATTATATTGCTTCACTTGGCCTTAGGAGCGCTCTTTTTGGCTTTGTCGGCTAGAGCTTTTTTCATTGTCTCTTTTTCGTTCCTATCATCATCCACATCTAAAAAGTCTGGCTTAGAACCTTTTTTAGCTTCCGCCACACCTTGTTGACCTTGCTGTTCACGCTTCTGTAATTCTTTACGAATCAATGCCTTGAATCTTGCTTCATCGCGATGTAAGATACCTGG